TGTAGCGAAGTTTGAATTCTTCTTGGTTCATTCCCCAATAAGACGCCAGAGCAACCAATGGACCGCCGAGCATCCTCATCCAACCAGCACCCGGAGATGTTGGTTTACCTTTACCGGGGATCGACTTATCTGGTGTTCCTCCGGGCAGACTATCTCTTAGAATACTTCCGAGCATAGAACCCTTTGCCACTGCTCCTGCAATCTTCAAAGCCCCTGCAACAGCAAGAAACGCCATTGCAACACCCATAATACCCTTATCAAATTCTACGAATTTTTCTAGGAAGGTGAAGAAGTCTTTCGTATAACTGTCATAGCCAAGAACACCAGCAGAGATATCTTCGAGCACAAGGAAGACGCCACTAAATACAGCAGCCAATCTGCCCCAAGAGGTCATCAACAGAGTTCCAACAGCAGCAAATTTCATTGCGTCCGGATGCAGAGCATTCATTGTGGTCTGGAGATTTTTAAAGTGTGTGCCTAAATCTCCAAGAACGAGAAGAGGTGCTTCAATCTGCTTACTCATCCAATTAAAAGCTCGTCCCAACCCCTCGACAACTGGAGTTAATTTTTCAGCGGCTGCTGTAACAGTTCTGAAGAACCGAGCAAAACCCTCTTCGCCTCCTGAACGGGAGAACGCATACAAAAGGTCTTGAATTACACTACCACCACGGCCTTGTTCAGCCATGGATGTTTTACGAAGAGCTTCAATTTTAGGTGCAGCTCTTTGGGACATAACTTGAGACACGATAGGGAGCAGATCAGCAGCCCTTACTTTCCCTGTAGGGATAGCATCGTAAAGATCAGACAGTGCCGCTTGTCCGCTCTTGCCACTCTTGGTCATTTGAGCATAAGCTTGGGCAAAAATATCCATTGTCGTTTATGTTCAAGGAGGGTCGTTAGTCCTCCCCCGCTTTATTCAAGCTGCTATATGTTTCCATATAGACCAGATCATATCACCACCTACAACATTACTTGTTTAGGTGCCTACCATTTCCACCCACTTGGGTGTACGCCTTACGGCTGATCGTTGAACGTTGCCCTTAAATGTTTAAAAGTTTTCCCATTCTTGATATTAGCTACCGTGTGTCGATTGACACGGGGATGGTCAATAATCTTGACTATCTCGGATATGCTAAAATCTTTTTCGATGAGATAGAGAATTTTCTCTGCTACCTCGTCTGTAATCTTTGGTTTTACTTCTGGGAGAACATAGTCTTTTGAAATCTCTTTCCAGGTTCTGCGAATTTTTACAGAGTTTATGACGCTCTTACTGACGCCAGTATTTCTGTAAATGAACTCCGCACTCTTATTCAAGGATAGGAGTTTGCAAACCTCATGTATTTGCTCTGTGCTGTAAATCGAGTGATATGCTTCTTCCCCTATAGGGAAGTTACCAGCAAGAACTCCGTGTTGAGAGTTCTCTTTTGGTGTAACCCACTCCAGATTTTCAATAGTGTTATTCTGCCGGTTAGAGTCGATGTGGTTCACAATCGGCTTACCGTAAGGGTTTTCTACAAAGACTAGAGCTACTGCGCGATGTACATAAATACCTCGCAGCTTCTCCCCGTCCCACACGTTACACCTGAGATATCCGTCCTTATCTGTATATGGTGTGTAGATCGTGCCGGTTAAGGTACTCTTTATTTGAGAATCACTATTTACTTGAGCAAACTCATAATTTGGGACTATATAAAACATTTTGACCTCCTTGGTTAGAGAAGATCGGGCCTTCGCTGCGGATCACCCAATCTTGTTACTTAAAATACAAGTGTACCACACTTTTAAGTAAAATCAAGCTCTAAGGGCTTTCCCGCAATTAGATAGGTTTGCTATCCAAATTTCTTCAGATAGGGGCTACTTATGTTAACCCGGCATACTTTCTGCCATCTGCCTTCTACATTATCTTCGGAAGAGTTCGCTACTACTCTTCCCGTTCTCTTATGAACTGCTGCACATCTCTGTGCAGATG